TTACAGTAATGAAATGGAAGCTGAAGAACAAAAAGCAAATGAAGCTAGAGAAGCTGCAGAAGCAGCAGAAATTCAGCAACCAGAAGATATTCCTGACGAACCTCTAGAAGTTATTGGTGAAAATGAAGAAGAAACAGCAGAATAACTTAAAAGAGAAATTACCAAAGAATAAGGTTCTTGTAGATGGCACTGTCTTAGAGGCATTGCCAAATGCAATGTTCAGAGTTATGCTAGACAATAACAACATAGTTTTATGTACAGTTTCTGGTAATATGAGACGTCATTTGATTAGAGTATTGCCTGATGACAGAGTACAAATTGGTGTAGAAACATACGATTTATCAAGAGGAATTATCTATTATCGTTATGATAATTCACGAAAGATATAAATAAAGTATGAGAGAATATCATAGATTACATCCGAAAGAAATTGATTGGTATGATTTACAGGAGAACAATCCTGAATTATACGATTTAATTTATGGAAGTGTAAATAAATGGAAAGAATTTGAACAATTACCTGATTTATCGATGATACCTATGGAATATCAGCACATGATACCAGAAAATATCAGAAAGAATGAAGAAGATAATAGAGTTCAACATATCATGTTAACAAAATGGTAAAACTAAATAACAACTAAGTGAAATAGAGGTAAATAATATGCAAACAATGTCAACTATCGATCAGACTGGTGCAGTAGAAGCAGAAGACGTTTTGGTTAATCAGCTACGTGCTATTAAGTCTTTCCCTAACCGTGCTCGTAAGGAACTATCCGCATGCGCAGTACCACAGGTAAAGGAACCAAAGGAAGAAGCAGAAAAGGCTGCATTCAAGAAAGGATATGAAGCAGGAGAACTCGCAGGTAAGAAAGCAGGTTATCTAGAAGCTTTGCAAAATCTAGAAATTTTTATTAAGAAGTTGAATGCTTAATTAAAATTTTTTATTATATTTTATCATGCCTGAATAAGGCATGATATTTTTTATGAACATAAAATCCGTATAATACAGCGAGTTGAAGGAAAAATAATATGTTTGGATATAAACAATGTGTATATGATAATTTCAAGAAAATTATCTATTTGAAAGAACAGGATGACGATCGATACCACAAATATCCTTATGATCAATACTGTTATATTCAGTCAAATGAACCAACAGATTTAAAGGATATTCATGGAAATTACATGAAGAAATTGACTTATTCTGACAAGTCAGTCATCCAAAATTTAAAGAATTCTGGCATTATTGTTGCTGAAAGTGATTTCAAACCTGAAGTCAAATTCATGCATGACCGTTATGACAAAGTAGAATTAAAGCCAGATATTACAAAATGGAATATATGTCTATTCGATATTGAAGTGGCATCAGGATCACAATTCTATGATGACCACATTATCAAAATCAGAAATAAGACTACCAAGAACGTCTCAGATATTAAATTATATGACTTCGATGTAAACTATCCTACCGATAATTTTGAAGTCTGGGATGAACGTGAGAGCGCCTGGAAGAAGTATAAGGACTCATGTTATGTTGAATATGATTTCCCTGCTTCTGATAAAGCATTATGGCCAATCAACTGTATTTCTTGTTATTCTACAAAAGACAAGAAGATGTATACATTTACTACACTTGAAAATGAACCTAATGCTGATGATGACCCAGAAACAAGACCATTTATTGAATTTGTTTGTGAAAACGAATTAATAATGATGAAGAAATTCTTGCAATGGTTCAATAAACAAAAATTTGATATTATTTCAGGATGGAACTCAGAAGCATACGATATTCCTTATATTATCAATAGATGTCACAGATTACGTGCATTGTGGGATGTTGCTACTGAATTCGAAAGAGCTTTGTCTCCATTGGCAAAGATGCCAAATGAAAAGAAAATCTTTGATAGAAAACTACCTGATGTTGACCTAGGTTCAACTTGGGAAATTCCAGGTCTATATTCTCTAGATTACATGGAATTGTATAAGATGTTCGCTGACCATCCACCTATGTCTTCATTTGCATTGAATTATGTTTGCAATATGGAATTAGGACAAGGTAAGTTGGAATATGAAGGTAAAATCAACGAAACTTATAAGAGAAAGAAAAAGCGTTTCAAACACTATAACCGAGATGACGTTTGGTTACTTGTAGATTTGGAAGGTAAGAAGAAGATTTTCCCATTGATTATTGAATATGCTTATGATACCTTAGTTAATTTGGATAAGATTTTCATGAAGGTACCAACTTCTGAAGGTTATATCATGAAGTATCTTCATAATGAAGGTAGAGTATTCAATGATAGAGAAACACACCATGAAGACTGGTGGAGAAAAGAAAAATGTTATGAAACACATCTAAAGGATGGTTCATTATATTATCAGAACACTGAATATGAAAATGAATGTGAAATGGCAAAGTTCAGAAAAGCACGTTTGTCAAATCCAGATGTTCATCCATTCGAAGAATTCCACGTAAAGGCAGGTTATTGTTATGACTATCCAGGACGTTATGACTGGTGTATGTCATTCGATATTACGTCTTCATATCCTCACCATATTATGCAGTTCAATATTTCACCAGAAGTAGTTGTTAAGCATCCTAAGAAGGAAGATGTAGAAAGTGGTAAGGTAATTTTGACTGATGTTGCTGAAGTAGGTTTCTTAAGAACTGATGATGCAATCATTCCATCAATTGCAAAGAAGGTATTCGCTGAACGTAAGGAATACAAGCGTTTGAAGGCAGAAGCTGCAGCAAGAGGTGATAATGATGCTAAGATGAGATACCACAATATTCAGTTGAATAAGAAGAACATCATTAACTCTTTGTATGGTGTATGTTTGACTGACTCATTCCACTTGTATAATATTGAATGTGCAAGAGCAATTTGTAGATGTGCACGTGTAACATTGAGAGATTGGTTAAAGAAGTATCTTGACAGTTATTACGTCTCATACGAAATAATCAAAGATATTGAAAAGTATTGGGGCATTAAGCTAAAGAATCAAGAAAAGTTCTCATTTACAAATAGAGAAGCATGTGTAGTTCACTGTGATACTGACTCATGTTATTTCTGTATTGCTGAATTGCATGACAGATTGGTAGAAGAAGGAATTAAGATTGAAACTGAAGATGAAGTAAGAGAATTCTTTAGACACGCAGAAGATATGTTTACTGATTTCTTTGTCAAGGTTCTAGAATATAGAGCAAAGACTTCTAAGACTACAAACAAAATCAAGTTCAATCGTGAAAACATTTTCTCTAACATGTTCTGCTTTGCAAAGAAATTGTATATTGGAAATATCATTGATAGTGAAGGTGATTTATATCCATTGAAGCCTGTTGAAGGATTTGAATCTATGACAGATGAAGAAAAGGAAAAGCTACCAGAACATTGGCGTAAGCATCCTGAAGGTCCAAAACACAAGATCATGGGTGTTCCTATTAAGCGTTCAGATATGCCTGATTTCTGTAAGGTAGCCGCTGAAAAGTTGGCATTCGATATTGCAGCAGGTATGAGTTATACTGATGCTCAGGAAATTGTTGAACAGACGTTCCAACAGTATAAGGCAGCAGGTATTGATGTAGTTTCAAGTAAGAAGAGTATTACGAATTATAAGAAGTATATTCCAAAGCCAATTGAATGGTATACAAAGCATGGATTGATTTTCGATAAAGGAATGATTTTCCAGGCTAAGGTAAGTTTGGCATATAACTATTTGATTGCAAAGAACAAATTGAAGTTAGTGCCAATAAATAATAACACCAAGTTCAATTACATGTATGTAAAGCCAAATGATTATAACATTGAAGCTATTGCATTTATTGGTAGTTGGCCTGATGAACTAGCAAAAATACTTGAAGTCGACTATGAAACGATGTTTAGAAAATCCTTCGTACCAATTATTGAAAAGATGTTCCAAATCAGTAAATGGATTGGTGAAAAGGACTCTATCAGAATTGAAAAGTCAGGAATGTTTAACTTTTTTGAATAAGGAGAAACTATGGAAAAATGTCCAATTTGCGGAAAGGAAAGTAAGAATAAGGCAGGTTTGAGTCTACACATGAAGAACATGCATAAGGATCAAACATTAAATGAAAACAAAGCTGCAGAAAAACTTATTCAGCCAGAATTAGTCACTGAAAATAAGGAAATTAAAGCAGAAGTCCAGAAGAAAGAGGATGAATTTGTATCAGTTAATGAATCTGTCGACACTGATTTCGTTTCAGTAAAGAAGAATCCATATCGTGATTTATACCCTGGAGAAGGTGAAGTTATCAACGAATGGTGCTAAAAATATAGAAACTTTTATATGCACGGTTGTTTACGACCGTGCATATTTTTGTATATTTGTATTATTAAACAATGATGTTTAAGATATAAAGAGGTAAAAAGAATATGGCTAATTTTAGTTTTAAAGATAATATCAACAAAATCGGAAAATCTGGATTGAAGGATTTAATTGCAACAGAATTGGATGAAGTATCATTCCTATCAACTAACGTAGTTGTAATGAACCTTGTATTCAGTGGAAAGATTATGGGTGGTATTAAGAAAGGAACTATCAATACCATTTGTGCTCCTTCAGCAGAAGGTAAGTCATTGATTGGCTTGAACTGTTTGAAATCTGCTCAGAAGGCGGGAATGGACTGTGTAGTCGTTGACTCTGAAAGAGCATTCCCATTCGCTGTAGCTAAGGCACTTGGAATTGATATGTCCAAAATTCCAGTCTATCAGGCAGTAAACATTGGTGATATTAAGCGTATTTACGCAATGATTAATGAAGGTGCAAAGGCAAAGGAACGTAAGAACATCTTCGTATTGTTTGACTCTTGGGGACCACTAGTATTCACAGGTTTAATGGATAAGGCAGAAAAGGGTTCAGATACTGCAGATATGGGTAGAACTGCAGGATTTAAGAATGAACTTGCAAATATCATTAACGCTTATGGTAATACAACATTCTGTGTTAACCACGTTTATGATTCACTACAAATGTATGGTGAAAAGTTCTGTATTCCAGGTGGTCGTCGTTTGTTCTTCTTGTCTGATGGTATTGGTCTAGCTTTGTCAGAAGCACAATGGAAGAGCCCAGAAGATGACTCTTACATGGGTAAGTTGGTCACAATGGGTGTTAAGAAGGGACGTAGTGCTCGTGAACGTGGAAGAGTTCAGTTTGCAATTCGTGCTGATGGTGCTTTGGACCCATTCTATGGATTGTTTGATGACGCTATTGATAGTGGTGTATTGAAGAAGGTAGCACCAGGTAAGTATGTTCGTGATTTCGCAATCATTGACAAGAAAACTGGTGAAGATAAATCTGATATAGATATTGATACACATGAACCAAAGAGAACATGGCGTGAAGCAGATATGTATTGTGATCCAAAGTTGGAAGCAATATTCTGGATTCCTATTTTCCAGAATCCTGACTTCGTTAAGTATGTTGAAACAAAGTATACATACGAAGCAGATGATATGTTGTCAGCTAAGTACGATATTGTAGATATGATCAATGGTGATCAGGATCTTCCAACAGAAGAAGATTTGTATGAAGAAGTCGAAGATACTCGTCCTGAAGATTCAAAGGAAGCTGTGACTTTGGAAGATATTGGTATTACTTCAGAAGAAGCAATTAAGCCAGTTACTGAAGAAACAGCTGAAAAGGCAACAAAGAAAGGTAAAAAGAAGGCTAAGTAATGAAAGAATTCGATTTCGAAAAGGTTATAATTAAGGCATTACTCACTAATGATAAGGTAAAAACAAAAGTTTTACCTTTCCTTAAAGAAGAATGGTTTGGCTTCAATATTGATGCAAAGGATATTGTTCGTAAGATAATTTCCTATAATTCAAAGTATTCTGAAATGCCTAATCCTCTTGAAATTGAAAGAATGATTAGTAATGATTCAACATTGAAAACATTTAAGGATATTCTAAGTATTCCTAATGAAAATGTTGAAACACCATATATTATCGAAGAAATTGAGGAATTCGTTAGAAGAAAACTGATATATAATGTTTCTGAAAAGATGCATGAATATTGTAGAGGTGAAAATCAAGAAGACAATTTCGCTGATGAAGTAGCAGAAGCACAAGCATTCTCATTCAACACTGATATTGGTTTCTCTTTCTTCGAAGACCCTCAAATTTTATTCGAAGATATTATTGCAAATGAAAAAGTCTATTCAACAGGTTTAAAGTCTATCGATGACTTAATCGGTGGTGGACTTCATGAAAAATCTTTGAACATGATTATGGCGCCAACTAACGTTGGTAAGACTTTAACTCTATGTTCAATTGCTACGAATTTGATTATCAATGGTCACACAGTTTTGTATGTCACCTTCGAAGATAGTGAAAAGAAGATTGGTCAGCGTATTGCTCAGAATTTGTATGATGTAACTCAGACTCAATTGAAGTCATTATCAAGAAATTCTTATGGTTCAATCTATAAGAAAGCATTGGCAAAATGTGGTCACAATAAGTTAATTATTAAGGAATATGAAGAAGGTACTTTGAATGCAATTGGTTTGAAGGCACTTCTAAAAGAACTAGAAGAAAAGAAAAACTTTATTCCTGAAGTATTGATTATTGACTATATTGGTTGTATGATTCCTAATGGAAAGGTATCTATCAATACAAATGATAACACTATCTTGAAACTTGTTTCAGGTCAGGTAAGAAGTATTGGTATGATTAAGGGAATTCCTATTGTAAGTGCTATGCAGACTAACCGTGGTGGTTATCAGAGTGCTGATTTAGGATTGGATGATGCAGCAGACTCATTTGGTCAGACTATGAAGGCAGATGCAATTTTCGGTATTATGCAGTCTCCAGAAATGAAGGAAGCAAATATGTATACAGTAAAATTGTTGAAGACCAGATATGGTAATAAGAGAGGAAATGTAGTCACTATTGGTGTTGATGTTGAAAAACAGAGATTATTTGATTTAGTAGGATATAAACCACAAAATACAGGTAATGGTCAGCAATCAGCTTCTCCATCTGATATAATTGCATCACAAGCAGATGAAGCAATGAGTAATGTGGTAAATGATTTTGAATAAGGTTTTATTATGGAAGAACAAGTAGAATACAGCAATGATTTACCCAAGTACTCAACAGAATATGATATATCTGTCTTGGAAGAAAATGCGAACAAAAAGAATTTTTACGATTACATGAAAAAGAATGGATTGGATTTTGATGATGTAGATGATGTATCTAAATTACCAAAGTTTATTGTAGAGATGTCTAAGAACATTGATACATTCAACCATTTTAATAATGTATTGTATACATTGAATAAAGAAAATAAAATAAATATTGTTGATAGCATGATTATTCTTGTCACCGATTATTTGGAACCTAACCAGGTGAAGAAATTATTGGATGAAATGAATTTTTATCTATTAACAAATGAACTAAAGAAAAGATATAAAATTGGAAAAATTGACACAGGCATGTTTGAGTTTTTTGGATGATAAACAAATACCAAATATATCACTTGTATAAAGTCTTGAGTGGATTGAAGACTGCGAAGAAATTTACAAATAAGGTTTATAAGGATCTTACGACAAAGTCTGTAAAAGATATTTTGGAGGAAGATTTCTATTATACTCCTAATGTAGATAAATCGGCTAATGTGTTTATAGATTTAGTGAATAGCATAAACAGTGGACAGTTTACAGTCAATGATTTTGCAATTTCTATTGTCAATGAGTTCATGATAACAGAGAAATTTCCGACTCTTTTATCATGTGGCAAGGTTGACAATCGACAAAAATTTTTTATATTTAAGAAAAGAAAAGAGATAATAGCTCAGAGCGAATATCTGAAACAATTAGTAGAAGATAAAAACAAAGGACTATTTCAATTTTCAAGCAAGTATACTTTATTTGGCCTTGCGCCAGATCAAACAAATGAAATATACAAATTAATAAGAGATAAAATAGTCACATCGGAGTTTTACATACGCGGTTATGAAGCTAAAAAATTCATAATTGATGAGAGTAAGATTCAAGACACAGCATATATGAGATTCGTTTGGCTAACGAAAATCGTATTAAATCTAAAGAGGTAAAAAATTATGCCAGTAAATAAAAGTTTCGATTCAATTTTCAGCGCAGTTCAAAAGTCTTTCCCACAAAAGAAGGATAAAGCAGCAACTAAGAAGTCTTATGAAATTGAAGGCCTTCTAAAGCCAACAATGAAGGATGGAAAGTTCAATATTGTATTGCGTTTCTTACCAGGTCATCCTGATGAAGATATGTCTTACGTAGAAAACAGAACACACATGATGCAGTTGCCTAACGGCGAATGGTTTGGTTGTGACTGTTTGCGTAAGTTCGGTGATGATGAAAAGCATCAGTGCCCAATTTGTCGTTATAACAATCTTCTATTCAAGAAGTATGGTAAGCCTGGAATTGAAGAATATCGTAAACATGCATTACCAAAATGGCAGCCAAAGTATTATGCCAACGTTCTAGTAATCCGCAACCCAAATGCTCCTGAAACTGAAGGTCAAATCTTCAAGTTTGAATTCAAGCGTGCAATCATGAAGTTCATTTCTGAAGCAATGAATGATAAGAAGGATGAACTAACTGGTGACGTTACTCCAGGAATCAACCCATTCTCTTGGTATGGTCCAAAGGATGAACAGGTAATCAATAAGGAATGGAGAGCAGGTGCAAACTTTGTTTGGGAAGGTTATCAGACTTCTAATGGTCCTAATTATGAAAAGTCTCACTGGACTGCACCATCAAGAATTTCTATGTTCAAGGATGGTAAGTTGCAGGAATTGACAGACGATGAAATTAACGAACTTGAACAGAAGCAGTTCCGTCTATCTGAAATCGAAAAGAAGGAAGAAGATTGTTCTACTTACGCTCAGATTGTTAAGCGCTATAAGCAGAAGACAGGCAAGTTCTTGTTTGCTGAATTTGGCGAAAAGGATCCAGATGAAAATGCTCCACAAGCAATCAATGTTGATGAAGTTGTAAAGGCAGATTTTCCAAAGGCAGAAACCGTAGAGGCAGATGATTCAGAAATGTTTGCATCTAACCCAAAGGATGAACCTGAAGAAACAGCCGAAGAACTTGACAATGATGATTTCTTTGCAAGACTTTCACAAGGCTAATACTTAAGAAAGTTTGATTGAAAAATCAGAAAAGGGGTTGCAAAAGCAACCTCTTTTTGTTATATTTAGAACATGAATATAACAGATAAAAATCTCAAAGTATTAAATATAACACATTTCGATATGGATGGCGCTTGCTGCCATATCATTCTAAAAAATTATTATAAAACAGTGACTGCATTGCCAATCACTTATCAGTCAGAAAAAACTTTATTTGCAAAAGCTACTGAAGAAATAAACAAGGAACATTATGACTTAATTCTTTGCACAGATTTCTATCCAGAAATTGCATATAAAGATTTGACCACATTGAAAGTTCCAATGATTGTTCTTGACCACCATGAAAGTGCCAAGAAATTTCATAATGGAAAGACCATCATCATAAATACGCAGAATAGCGCTTCTAGGCTCGTCTTTGACTTGTATAATAAGTTGAGCGACCTAAGTCATTTAGAAGACCTGGTGAATATTGTGGACGATTTTGACATGTATAAGAAGAAAGATGTAAGGTCACCAGAGTTCAATAAGATTTTCTGGGAAATGAATTTCAAATGGTTTGTCAGACGTTTCATTAATGGAAATACAAAGCTGTCAGAAGAAGAAATTCTATTCTTGAAGGAATCTATGAAGGCTGTTGATAAAATCTATAATAACATTGAAATCACTACATTACCACATAAGGGTGTTTTCTTTATCTTAGATTATTATCAATATGAAATAACTGAACGTCTAAAGAAGGATGGTTATAAGTGGTTCATTATTTTGAATAAGAATAATCTTTCAATTCGTTCTAATGATGTAGATTTGTTGCCAATTATAAATAAGGTTGGCCGTGGTGGAGGTCACAAAAATGCAGTAGGTATTGCATTGAATTGGCAAGAAGACCCTAAATTCTTAGTAAATAAAATAATTAAATCATTCAATGAAATTTATCCAAATTATATCTAGTCAATTTGATAATAAAATGAAACAAGTAGAAGTCAATAAAGACGTTCTACTTCATTTAAAAAAGAGTATAGAACATCCATTGTTAGTTGAAGATAAAAACTATATTCCACAATGGAAGTTTTGCTCTGTTATCGGTGATAAAAGATGTAATGAGAACATGGATAAAACAGATATTCTAATGTTAGATTACGATGATAGTAATATGACAATAGATGAATTCAAGAATAGATTTAGAGAATATAAGTTTATTCTACATACAAGTTATTCTTATGATGGTGTAAAACAAAAGTTCAGAGTATTATTGTTCTTAGATAAAGAATATGTTATAGATAGAATGTTTTATAAATGTTCTGAAAGAGTTTATAGTCCATATCATTACTTGATGGATAGATTTGATTATGTTGATCCAGCATCATTTGTCAAATCACAATTCTTTAAGGTACCTGCAATTAAAACAAAAGATAGTCCTTATTATTGTTATTTCAATATGGGAAAATGTTTTAATTTGTTTGATATTGAAGGATATAAGATTGCTTATGATGAATGTTATATTAAACAAGAAGAATATCTAAGAAAGTTAGAAAAAGAATACGAGAGATTTAGAAAGAAAAATCAAGGTGATTTGACTAAAGCTAAAGAATACGTTGAAAAGAAAATTGACTCAACACCAGAAGGTCAGAGACATAATTGTATTTTTGGTTTAGCCGCATGGTGGAAACATATTGGTGGATCTTATTCAGAATTTGCAAGCATTATTCCTGGATGGGCAGATAAACAATATCATAAGCAAATCACACGTTTAGCAACAGAATGGGCAAGGATTAGATAATGGATAAGTACGATAAAATGACAAATGAAACTTTAAATAAAGCATACGCTGATTTTCTTGAAGGTTTAAAGAAAGAAGCTGATAAGAAAAAGTCTTATGATTATGATTTAACTGTATCTGATAAAACATCTATGGACAAAGAATATGTAATTCCAATGGATTTAGGTACATATAAGCTAGGAACATCATCACGTTATTATGGTGATTACGTTGATAATAAAACAATAATTAATGGTTATGAAATTAAACCTGAATTGATGGATAAAATCAAGTCATTTGATGATTTTAATGTATTCTTAGAAAATTGTAAGAACAATGTAATTGAAGAAACTAATAGACAAAAAACTGCATCTGTCTTATCAAGAACAATTGCAACTAATTATGATGAAAAAGAAATAAAATTATTAGTTGAGTACTTACAAGAAATGTTAAAAAAAGAGAGCAATTAGCTCTCTTTTCTATTATCTAAGTATTTTGTTAATATATCTGAAAAATCATAACATCTAAATATATCAGGTTCTGTACCTTCTTTGGGGAGTTGTATCAATACCAACTCTCCTATTTTTATATTTGGACAATGTTTTTCTAAAATAGCTTTATATGTTGATAACTGAATTGAATATTCAGTACAATTACATGCTGGATAAACAGAGAATGGTTCTTTTAATGTTTCACCATATTTGTTTTCTCTTGTGAATTCTTTAGATGTTTTCCAGTCAAGAATAGCATAACACTTCTTGATTTTATTCCATGCTAAGAAGTCAATTGTTCCACAAAGTTTCCAGTCTCTATCATATACAATGTATTCATTCTTTACAGGAACATACATCTTTTTTAGAGAATTAAAGATTTCTTTACATTTAGCTTTACGATATTCAAAATCTTCAATCATTCCTGGATATAAAGCCATTTTATCTTTATTACCTTCGTAATCTTTATTTTGCCATAAGTATTCCATTACAGCATGAACTTCAGTTCCTAAGATTTTTGCATAATCACCAGATTTATTCCATTCTTTTCTTAGAGATGGAGCTAATTTCTTTGATTCAATTTTAGCCATTGCAATTACTTGGTCTTTCTTCAATTTAGGATTTGCTGCAGCAATTGCGGCTTTTGCTTTATTGAATGCTGACTTTTCTGCAATTAAATTCCAATCTTTTTCTTTTTCAAATTGGCCACAAAAAGTAGTCACTGAAGTATATTGTGTACCTACACTATCTGTATAAGTATGTGGTCCTTCTTCGAAATAAATGTCGTTGAAGGCTTCCCATAGTTCATTAAATATCATTTAGTTTTCTCCGAATCTTATATCACCAACAGTATCATCAGTTGGTCTCATTGTTTCAAATTCAGGATTTATATTTCTGATTTCAATCATCTTATATAGTTTATCCTGTCTGTGTTTATATTTATTCCATTTAGCAAGACAGTCATTCATGTGTAGTCTATATCCATTGACTTTAACTGGGTCTGTCTCATCTTTACGTGCATTGATATAAGATTCAATGTAAGTGTAAATAATATCCATTCTAGAACCACATTCATTTGCATCATTCTGAATTTCTGGAATAGACTTTTCCAAATAGTTCTTTATAGGTATTTCATATAAAGGATGTGGGTCATTAATAACATTCTGTTGTTCTTTCTCTTTACGGATACGTTCTTGCATTTCTGCATAAGTATTCTGTATCTGTTTCTGAATGAACTCTTTATCGTTATCGTCTTTCTTTTTAAAAAAATCAAACATTATTCACCATTAAAATTTATCAATACGATTTGTTTTTCTTTCTTCAATTTTGTCCATTCGTGCAAAGTTTCATCATATTCTTTTTGCAAATAGGTATAAGCATTCATATAATCTTCTTTGGCTTTTCCATATTTTTCTTTACCATAATCAGTCAAATGTTTTTGACATGCTTCATATTCTAAATGTTCCAAATATAATGCACCTAATGCACTATTGTTTAATTGTAATAATCTCATACGGCAATCTTTCATTTTTTCTTCATTACGAGAAATAAGAGTATCGATTGCATGCGTATATTCTTCTTTTGTTTTATAATCTTCAGGGTTTACTATGTATTTCATGGAAACAAATATACAAAAAGAGGTTGTTTGAATAACAACCTCTTATACATTTTATTTCTAATTTTTTTTTAGTAAATCTTGATATATGGAGCAGAATCAATTTCTGGCTCTTGATCAGGACCGAATTGAATAGGATAACCTGCACCAATTGCGAATATCTTATTCATTTCTTGAGGATGTGCTTTCATAATAGCAAGTACCTTCTGAGCAACTCTATAATATGCGCGTTTAATTTCTGCTTCAGAAGAACTTCTATCAACTAGAGCATTTAATTCTTCAGAAATAGATAAGCCATATTTATCTTTTAATGCTTCAGTATACTTACCTAATTGTGCTGGATAATTCTTAATACCAAATTCAGCCATAATAGAACCAAATCTTGAGGAATTACTTCCAATTCTTGATAGTAATTCTTTTTCTTCAGTATGAATATCATGACCATTCTTAATTGGTGTTAAGATAGTACAAGAATTTCCATCTTTTGCTTGTGATAATTCAGAACCAGCGAAATCAAATGTATTATTCTTATCACCTTTCTTATAATACTTAACGATTACCTTCATATCATCGTTAATGTTATCACCAGTAGCAGTAGTGAAAATCTTGAAGTTAACTGCTGATACATTTACTGCAGATTTTGTCTGTTTTAGAGAAATACCAATCAAAACTTTATTATTGATATATCTATTGACTGCCTTACAATATGTTTTATTATCTTTATAATTATGCATTAAATCATCAATAGCTCTATTTGCTCTATCGATATTTGTGCACAATATAATGTCAGCTTTATCAAGAACGTCTTTATTCTTATAACCTGCTCTACCTTCACGTAGATATTGTCCTAATGGAGAAGAAACACCAAATCCTTTTACATAGAAATGTAAGAACTGTGCTTGACTCATATTAAATCCATTCTTGAATACCTTAGAAATTTCATCAATTACTTTAGAATTATAAAGATTTCTATAATGCTTTAACCAAGAACCATCTAAGAATTTATATAATTCTTTTTGGAAATAATCTGGATCATCTTTACCGCCTAAGTCTAGATACTGACAAATACCAGTTCCTTTCTTTGGATTTGAAGATAATAGCCATCTAACAAACTTAGTTTCTTTATCATCTTTTTCTAATGCTTTTAATTTTCTTGGGTTATTGATATAAGCTTTTAATGAGTCAGAAAGTTTACCATCTACTGCTTCATTATGAGCCATTACATTTAATACAGCAGCGGTAATTGATTCTTGAACACCAGTTGTATCTGTTAAATAACGTTCAGTAATTGGGTCAGTTTCACCTTCATTTACATCAATACCTTTAGAAGTATAACGAATGTTAACTTTCATACCATCTTTTAGTGTCAAAATGATATGGTCTTGAGCATCTTCTACTTTTAACTTTCTCTTTTTAATAGTAGCAATAGCCATTTCTGCTTGAGGCAAATGATTTTTCTTTTTAGGTGTTGTACTAACTAAAACTAGATCATCACCTCTCCAGAAAAATCCTGGAAAGTTGTTATTTAAGATTAGATCAACTGCTTCATTTTCTTCTGGTATAGTACCATTTACACCTAATAAAATACCTAATTCATTTAGATAATTTTGATATTTTACTAAAGTTCTTCTTTTACCTGGCAACTCTGTTCTTTGTACTGGTTCTTTCTTTTCAAATACAAAGAATGGTTCCAGATTTTCATTTATCCATTCTAAAAAATGTTGTGCCATTATAATTCTCCTATGTTATATTTATAACACAAAAAAGAGAGGTAAGAAACCTCTCTTTAATTTAACTATAAGGAATAATTTAAGATTCTAATGATTTCAAATAACTTGCAAAATTCATTGATTCATTAGTTGAACCTCTTCTTGCATCAAATCCTTTAATTACATCAGGACTTCTGTTGAAATAAGAGAATGCAGAACGGTCAACTAATTTAACGAAATTACCATCAACATCTGATACCATAAATCCTTCACCATTAGTGTCCTTCATACCAAATGTAGTTTCAACTTTATTTACCCATTTGTTAACTGAATTCAACTTAGTAATGAACTTATTTTTTACATCTGCTGCAATATATAATGCTTCTGCAATCTTATGTAGTAATGGTTCATTTGTTTCAATAATTGTATGTAAGTCTTTAGACTTGTCATCTAGAGAAATTCTCTTCTTATCTCTACCTGCTTTAGTCTTTAACTTTTCCAATCCTTGATATTCTTTTCTCATCTTACCAGTGACCCATTTATGTAGTTCATCTACGAATGTTTCTGGATCAATTAGTTCTGATTTGTCAACTTTATTATTTTGTAATGTCATTACATAGAAGTTAATAAAGTCTGTATTATTTACTAACAAATCATAGTCAGCATCATTTACAATTTCAGAACATAGTGAATGCAAATCATATAGAGAATCTTCAATATCATTTGCTTCTTGATCTGATAGAGTCTGAACACCGGATAAGTTAGGTAGACGTGCATCTAATACGAATGCCCATTCTGGAATTCCATTTAATTCATCTGTAGAAGCATCATTAGACTGCTTAACAGTTTGAACTGAACTACCTTTATAACGTGTATGGAATACAATACCAATATCAGAAGCTAGAGCCTTCTTTGCACCATCAGAACCTACTGGTAATGCATAGACTAATGTATTTGGCTTGAAATAGATATACTTCTGACCATTGTCATCTGTATAATTCTTAATATCACCTTTAGTAAATAGTAAGTCACCCTGCCAAATTTCACCAGCTGGAATGATTTTAGCTTTAGCCAACTTCAATGCGGCTTTCAACTTAACCTTCAATTCTGGAGAACGGTCATCTGCTTCAATATCTTCATCTGAAGTATAAACCTTTGGTGTTGCATTGAAGATAGACTTTGTAGATACACCTGGACCTTTTAGACCTGGGAATTTTGTATACATTGTGATAGCTGGAGCACCATCAATCTTTACAGTAATTCCTGGCTTTTCTTTATCAATAGAACCAGTTAATGTATCGAATACCTGATTATAGAAACCTAACATTCTAGAAATGTAAGCTTTACCCTTTAGGATAGAGTCTTCCATGTGTAATGAGTGAGTATCTTCAGTTAACATATTCTTATCCTTTATCATTGTTGATTCTTCTAAGACACCATTCTGTTTAGCGAATCTTACACATAAATTCCACATCTTTGGTGAATATCCAGTCATTTCTAAGAATGCTTCTTTATCGCCATTTCTGATAGCTTCTCTTACCTTAGTTCCAGATACTTCTTTATCACCTCTGTCTGTGCAATATAAGATTTCAAATTTACCAATGTCATTTTCATCTTGTAATTCGTATTCTTCACCAAATGGAACACAATATTTTCCATATAATTCTGCTCTATCTGGTCCACAAATAAGAACTAAACGATAATCTGGGTACATTTCAGCATATTCATAAAGTGCATCTAAGAAGAAATGTGCTTTACTTGTATATGCTCCTAAGATATTATAACCTAAATCTTTACAACCAGCTTCAGCAATCTTAACCTTTTGTTCCAAAGTGAACATATTACGGTCATTATCGATTGGCTGATTTTTATAAGGTGAAACAATAATGAAGTCTTCGATACCTTCTTGTTCACCTCTATCTAAAAGTCTTGCATGGCCATATTTACCTGTGAATGGACTGAAACATCCATAAATAACACCTAATGGTCTATCTCCCTTTTTATAAGTATAAACAGGAGAGTCAATATTTGCTCCCTTATCCTTTTTCCAAGGAGATTTTACATTTTTAATTTGAAATCTTTCGTTTAACATTATATTACTCCTTGATTTATTTATAATAAATATATTATGATACTAGATGAAGACAATATAAATCTACATCGTGCAAAAGATAATAAAGATGATGAATTTTATACTCATCTTAAAGATGTAGAAAAAGAAATGAAGAACTATAATTTCTCTGGAAAGATAGTATATTGTTGTTGTGACAATCCTGAATGGTCAAACATTTACAAATACTTCCATGATAATTTTAGTTCTTTAGGTTTACGTGGATTAATTTCATCTCATTATGATCCAAATGGAACATATTATAGTACATTTGATGGTGAAGAATTTAAGAAATATCCTTTAAAAGGTGATGGAGATTGCACATCTAGAGAATGTCAGAATTTAGCTAAGAAAGCTGATGTAATTGTGACAAATCCACCATTCTCTATTTTTGGTAAAATAGTCAGTGTTTATAAAGATATGCCATTTATTATGCTATGCACAAAAATTAAAATGGCTACAAATTCTATTTGTTGGAATTTATATTTGAATAAAGATTTGAGATATGGATATACAACAGTAGGTAAATTCTATAGACCAAATGGAGAAAAAGATAAAGAAGTAGGATGTATTTGGTATACTAATCTACCAGTCCATAAAAAATATAGAGGATTGAATATTGTAGAATTGGATGATACATTTCAGAAATATGATAATTATGATGCTTATGAAGCAAGAATAAATGCAATTCCAGATACAGATGAGTTAATAGGAATTCCAGTCACTTCATTAACAGTTCTTGATCCTAATAATTTACCATTTGAGATTGTTGATAAGAGTAGTAAATTAAAATTAAATGGAAAAGATAAGTTTGAGCGTATAATAGTCAAACTCAAATAGAAAATTAGAAATAGATTAATGACAGTAAGTTTACGACTTACTGTTTTTTTATATATTTGTATATTATGAATAAAGTAGTTCAAAATAGAAAAAAAGTAATGTTATTCGACCTAAGCAATTTGATAATGCGGTGTCTCTTTGCATATCCGGTCAAGCCGCACGAAAAAGAATTCAAGGAATTTAAGGCAATCTTTATGCGCTCATTCCTAAAAACTATTAAGGATAATTGTCCAGATAAGATTATCTGTTGTATGGATAATACTTCTTGGAGAAAAGATGTTTCTGAAAGTTATAAGGAAAATAGAAAGGCATTTAGAGCAAAGTCTATTGTAGATTTTGACGTCTTTTTCCCTATTTCTAATAAACTAATTGAAGCATTGAAAGACTGTGCTCCTAATATCCAATTCTTGGATGTTCCTAAGTGTGAAGCAGATGATTTAATTGCTGTTATTACACGTAGCAATCCTGATTGGGATATTATCAATATTTCTACTGACCATGACTTCTATCAGCTTTATAAGTTTCCTAACTATAAGCAGTATGATGGTATGATGCATAACTATGTAGAAGTATTGAATCCTGAACATGAACTTATGAAGAAGATTATTCTTGGTGACAAGAGTGATAACATTCCTAAGTTAAAGGCAAGAGTTGGTAAAGTCACAGTTGCAAAGATTATTGATTCAGGTGTAGATCAGTGGTTAGAAGAAAATAATCTTAAAGAAAAGTTCATGGAAAACTTTAAGTTAATTTCATTTGATTGTATTCCACAGATGTATGTCGAAGATATTAACGATGCAGTTAAGGCATTCAAGCCAGGTAAATTCTCTGGTAAGAAATTTACTCAGTTGGTAATCAATGAAGGCATGACAGATATATTTGAAAAGGTCTCAGAATATATTGAAGTATTGAAGAAGGTTCAATGAACGATTACAAACATTTGTATAAAGTAGCACTAGTAGAATATGCTAAGTTTTCTACATGCGACAGATTAAAAGTTGCTGCGCTATTAGTCCATGATGGTAGAATTCTATCATGTGGATATAATGGCGTTCCATCTGGTGACCAACATTGTTGTGATAAATTTTCACATGATAATCATGGAAATTTTTACATAGACGGTGAACCAGTTTCAGAAGAAGTTTATAGATTTAAGCATCATGAATTTAGTGAAGCAGATGAAGTTCACGCTGAAGTGAATTGCTTGTCTTATGCTCTAAAAAATCATGTAGATGTTAGTAAATGCACATTGGTAGTATCAATTGCTCCATGTTCAAACTGTGCTAAGTTTATTCTAGCATCTGGAATTAAGACAGTTTATTACGTAGATTTATATGATAGATCTGACGCAGGTATTGAGTTTTTAAAGAAACATAACATTAAAGTAGAAAAAATATAAGGAAAATATGGCATACATTTATAAGAAAAGTTCAGTAAAGAAAACATCATTTGCGGTTGTATATAATAGTGGTTCCCTATTTGAAAAAGAAGGTCAATATGGAACAATGCATTTGATGGAACATTTAATTTGTAAAACATTTATTGATGAATATGATACTTTGACTGCAAATGCAATTGATTGGAATGCATATACTGGTCATGAACATATTGTAGTTTATATGAGAGGTCTTGCATCACGTTTGACTTCTGATATTAAGAAAAGAGTATTAAAGAAACTTCTAGGTGGTCTTGATAATCTAACTGAAGAAGTATTCCAGAAAGAAAAGGCTGTTGTTATTCAGGAATATATGGATAATTTCAATGATCCAGTTTCTGGTAAGTTTTTGAACTGGATGAGAACACATTATGGTGATTATGGTCCAATTGGTGAAATTTCTTGTATTCAGAATTTTACTCTAGAAGATGTAAAGAAAACATATAAGGAAATGTTGTCAAAGCCAACACGTATTATTGAAGTTGGTCCAACATCTACTGATTTGTCTGATATGAATATTGAATATGCAGAAGAACTAATCAGACAGCCACGTAAGATTAAGTATAAGAAAGATTATAAGTTAATTCAGCAAGAAGTATTGCCAATGGATAAGTCTACATTCTTAGTTCATTCTAAGAAGTTGGTAAGTAAGTCTGATTATCCATTCATGAATGTTGCTGTTGCAATGATTTCTGATGGATTGAATTCTCCATTGACACAAGAAATTAGAGTTAAGCGTGGATTGTCATACTTCTCTCATGGAATGGTTGACCATATTTGGAATGATTCTATTCTAACATTTGAATCATGCACAACAAAGGAAAATGAAGAAGAATTGACAAACGTTTATAATGATCTTCTAAATAATGTAGACAAGTATTTGACAAAAGAAAGATACGATATGATTATGTCTATGGCTCAGTGTGAAAAGGAAGAAATGAAGCTATTTAGATTTGCTCATGTAAATGACCTAATTAATAAGGGTCTTCCACAGATGCCAAATAATTTGTCTAAGATTACCTTTGAAAAGGTTAAGGAAGTAGCAAAGAAATACATAAATCCAGATTGTGAAATTGTAATTTTGAGGTAATATATGGTAGAAAATGTAGAAATGGTTGCAAAGCCACTAAAGACTATGTTTGAGATGCAGGAATCTCTACAGAATGCAATTGGTGCTAAGCGTGGAACTATTTGTCCAAACACATGGCAGAAGAAGGATGTAGATGATATTTATCGTGTAATGGCTAAAGAATCAGGTTATTACATGATGAGTACTATCACTGAATTATTCGAAATGTTTGAACAGATTGAAAAGGATAATTTTCAGTATACAGAACTTGTCAAGTTTGAATTGATTGATGCTTGGCACTTCGTAATGAATCAGATCCTTTATTTGAATGTTAAGCCAACAGAAGAATTATCATTCTATATGGATAAGGCAAGAGAAAATATTGCTCAAGTAGATTTTGTAAATCATGATTTGCATCATATTGTTGGACAGATTGTAGAAGCAATGGGTGAAATTTATCAGAATACTTCTTACAAAATGTGGAAGACTTATGATAAGCCAAAGGAAGATCCAGCAAAGTTGCAAGAATTGTGTGATACATTCCTAATTCGTTTCTGTACTTTGTTCGTAGTTCTAGGCATGAATGAACAAGATGTTTGGAATTATTACTACGCAAAGAACGCTGAAAACTTTAAACGTCAGGAAAAAGGCGGACGATACGAGAAATAATTAGAAAAATTATACTCTTATGATAGCAACTTTTTTCGAAAAGTTGCTATATTTGTATTACATTAAAGTTATTAATGAGGTATAAAATGGATTATAATAAGAATTTAATTGATTTATTGGATGAAGCTTCTCAAATTCAGAAGCAGTTGATTATCAACAAAGATGCAAACGCAAAAATTATTGCTATTAGAGCAAATGACCCAGATGTTTCAGTTTGTTATACTTTGTCTGCACCAGAAGATTATTTGAACTTTACTGGAACAAAGCTTGCATTCTATGATTTCACAAAGTTTGTTAAGTGTTTCCGTGTATTTGATATTAAGAGTAAGGATGACAAGTTGTCTGATACTCCAGTTCTTGATGGAGTTGTAAATGCAAACAATGAAACAACTGATATTATCATTAAGTCATCTAAGACAAAGCAGAAGATTTCTTATCGTGCTGCTCGTGCAGATGTTCTAACTCAGCCAGTATTCAATCAGATTAAGATGCCAGCAGTTGATTGTAAGTTTACAATCACTCAGGAAGAATTCAAGCATCTACGTTATATGTTGGATAGTGTTATCGAAGCAGATACTATTAAGTTCACATGGGATAATGATGTTTGTAAGATTACTTTGAAGAATATGAAGACATCTAACTATTATGATGTTGAATATAAGTTAACAACACCTGCAAATCTAAATGGTGTTCTAGAAATTCAGACTAAGGGTCTAAAACAGATGCCTGAAGCTGGATATACTGTAGAAGTTGCATCAGCTGGCCTTGTTCACTTTACAATGGACAGAAATGATGATATTAATATGAACCTTTACATTTCTAAGAAGAGTTAATTATGAGCGGAGTAAATGATTTCCTAACAGAAGACCAAATGACAGATAGAACAAACGTCAATGACATGGATCCATGGGACGTCATTGAGTCTGCTTGTATTGGTATGGGTATTGTCTATAATCAGCCAGACCCAAATTGTAAAAAGTGTCATGGTCGTGGATGGACTGGACGTAGGTTAGTTCCAGATGTAGATGCAAATGGTCAGCCAAAGTTAGATGAATATGGAAAACAGATTTTCATTAAGGAACCAATTGCATGTAATTGTATTTTCCCTAAGAATCAATATGAAAAAGAAATTGGACCATCTGGTGCATATTTCAGACCACGTAATAGAAAAGAACGTAGAGCAAAGAGGAAGTAATGACTGAAGAACAGTGTTTTTTATGGGTTGAAAAGTACCGTCCCCGTACTGTAAAAGATATTGTATTACCTAAAGACTATAAAAATTTCTTTAGAAAGATTTTGAAGACAAAGGATTTACCTAATCTTTTGTTATCATCTTCAACGCCAGGAACTGGTAAGACTACTATTGCTAAAGCTATCGCTAAAGATTTAGGTGCTGAAACACTTTATATCAATGCTTCTAAGGATAGTGGTAAGGATATTGTTAAGACAACTATTTCTGAATTCGCAATGACAATGGGTTTCTCTGGATTTAATGAAGATGCAGAAACTGCAAAGCAAAAGATTGTCATTCTTGATGAAGCAGATGGTTTGTCAGTAGATTGTCAAAAGGCATTACGTGCATTTATTGAAGATTATCCTAATGCATGTCGCTTTATTATGACTTGTAATTTCCCTGCAAAGATTATTGATGCTCTACATGAAGGTAGAACAATGGAATTCGAGTTTGACTTTAAGAAACCTGAATATGTTGCAGAAATGAAGGAACAGACAGTAAAGCGTATTGAAGGTATTTTGAAGTTCGAAAAGATTAAGTATGACAAGCAAGCTATTGTTGACTTAGTTGAAGCACAATATCCATCTATTCGTAAAGCAATTGCAATCTGTCAGAAGTATGCAATGATGAAGGATGAAATCGATAAGGATATTGTCTATTACAAGAATATTGGTGAAGAACTAAGTAATTTGGTTCTTAATA